ATCTAGAAAAGATGTGACTGATGAGATTCAAAAGGTTTATCCAGGATCTCAAGTTCTTCAGTATAATGTATCTGGACTTCAACCAGGAATGCCTTTGATTCAAGTTATTGATCAAAGATCTAAAAATTATCTATTAACAAATAAGACTATTGGTGAGGACTGGCAAAAAGTTAATCGTCAAGATAAGACTGATGGTTTGAGTCAGAAGGCGGTTAATGCTTATCGCAAAGAGAATCCAGGTTCTAAGTTACAAACAGCAGTAACTGAAAAAAATCCAGAAGGTAAAAGAGCAAAACGTCGTGCTTCTTTCTGTCGTCGTATGAAGGGTATGAAGTCAAAACTCACCTCAGCAGAAACTGCAAGAGATCCAGATTCAAGAATCAATAAAGCACTCCGTCGTTGGAATTGTAATTAAGTAGCAGGTTTTCGTTATGTCAAATGATGTTTATCTTGGTAATCCATTACTAAAAAAAGCAAACACTCCTATTGAGTTCACTCAGGATCAGATTCTTGAGTTTGTCAAGTGTAAGGAGGATCCGGTTTACTTTGCAAAAAACTATGTAAAGATTGTGACTCTGGATAAGGGATTGCAACCTTTCCAGATGTATCCTTTTCAGGAAAAGTTAGTTAATAACTTCCACAATCATAGATTTAATATCTGTAAGATGCCACGACAGACTGGTAAATCAACCACTGTAGTGTCCTTCCTGCTGCACTATGCCGTCTTTAACGACAATGTTAACATAGGTATCCTCGCAAACAAAGCAGCAACCGCAAGAGAGCTTCTGGATAGGTTACAGACTGCATACGAGAACCTTCCCAAATGGATGCAGCAGGGTATTATATCTTGGAATAAAGGTTCTTTGGAATTAGAGAATGGATCAAAGATTCTGGCTGCTTCTACGTCTGCAAGTGCTGTCCGAGGCATGTCGTTCAATATCCTCTTCTTGGACGAATTTGCGTTCGTTCCAAACCATATTGCAGATTCCTTCTTTGCATCTGTTTATCCTACTATTACTTCTGGTAAGAGTACGAAAGTAATCATCGTTTCTACACCACACGGTATGAATCACTTCTACCGCATGTGGCACGATGCGGAAAAGAAGAAGAACGAATATATTCCAACCGATGTTCATTGGAGTGAAGTTCCAGGAAGAGATGAAGTTTGGAAAGCTCAAACTATTGCTAATACATCAGACCAGCAGTTTAAGGTTGAGTTTGAGTGCGAATTCTTAGGATCTGTTGATACTCTGATTGCTCCCAGCAAACTCAAAAGTTTAGTTTATGATCATCCTCTTAAAAGAAGTGCTGGTTTAGATGTTTACGAAGATGTCAAAGAAGAACATGATTATGTAATTACTGTTGACGTTGCTCGTGGTGTTGGGAATGATTACTCTGCTTTTACAGTTATAGACATCACAACATTCCCACACAAAGTAGTTGCAAAGTACCGAAATAATGAAATCAAACCGATGCTATTTCCTAGCATTATTGTGGATGTTGCAAAAAACTATAACGATTCTTATATCTTATGCGAAGTAAATGATGTCGGAGATCAGGTAGCAAGCATTGTTCATTATGACTTGGAATATAATAACCTTCTTATGTGCTCTATGCGTGGTAGAGCAGGGCAAATTGTTGGACAGGGGTTTTCAGGAAAGAAAACCCAACTTGGAGTAAAAATGTCCAAGACAGTTAAGAAGGTTGGATGTTTAAACCTCAAGACAATGATTGAGGAAAATAAACTTCTCATTAATGACTATGAGATCATAGCAGAACTCACAACTTTTATTCAGAAGCACAACTCATTCGAAGCAGAAGAAGGTTGTAATGATGACTTGGCTATGTGTTTGGTGATCTATGCATGGTTAGTTGCCCAGGATTACTTTAAAGAACTTACCGATCAGGATGTTCGTAAGAGAATCTATGAAGAACAGAAAAATCAAATCGAACAAGACATGGCACCATTTGGTTTCATTGTCGATGGTATGGACGGTGATAGTTTTGTAGATTCTGATGGAGATCGTTGGTATGCTGATGAGTATGGTGACAGATCGTATATGTGGGAGTATCTATCTTGATGGACTTAGATGGACAAATTAGACTAGGACATTTGCTTTTAAATGATAGAAAGTGTAGGACTTGTGGTGAATTAAAAAATTTGATCGAAGGATTTTATAGAACTAGAAAAAACAGAGGACCTGTACCTTCTTCATATTCTTACGAATGTAAAGAGTGTACGATTAAACGAATTGTCAGTGAAAGGAAAAAGAAAGATCCTTTTTCGGACTGGTCGTACCCTGATTGGTAGGTGTTCATGCACCATTTCCCCACCTAAAAAGTCAATTTTAATAAATATTTTCAGACAAACTGAAGTATCAGGAGAAAAACATGGCGACTCCTCAATTATCTCCAGGCGTGCTCGTCAGAGAGGTTGATTTAACTGTAGGGAGAGCTGATAATGTTTTAGATAATATTGGAGCAATTGCGGGTCCTTTCTCAATTGGTCCAGTTGACGACGCAATTGACATTACCACAGAACAAGAACTCATTAATGTATTCGGAAAACCACTCTCTACGGATGGCCAGTACGAGTATTGGATGAGTGCATCATCATTCCTTTCATATGGTGGTGTTCTTAAGGTTGTAAGAACTGATGGCACAACTTTAAGAAATGCAAACGCAGGTGTAGGTTTTGCTTATACAACTTCATTAAAGATTAAGAACTTTGATGATTATCAAGCAAACTATGCTGACGATATTGCGGATTATGTATTTGCCTCAAAGAATCCAGGTTCTTGGGCAAATAACCTCAAGGTCTGCATGATTGATGACAAGGCAGATCAAACACTTGGAATCACTACTACTAATCCAAGTGCTGCTGGTGCAATTATTGGATATGGTGTTACAACTCCTCTTGTAAATGCCGTCATTCCTGGTGTTGGTTCAACCACAGGATTCAACGGATATATCAAGGGTATTATTACTGGTGTTTCTACTGCTTCAACAACTGGAACCAGTTCAATTGATATTAAAGTTCTGTCCAGAGTTTCTACGGCGACAACAGACAACGGGACCGAATATCCAATTTCTTATGCTCAAGGAAATGCAAACGCATCATTCCAAGCATCAGATTCAATCACTTTCTACAATAACTCTGGTATTGCAACAGGAAACGGAACAGTTTCTGCTGTTACAACCGTGGCAGACTGGTATGATTCACAAACTTTGAATCTTACTAATACTACAATTTTCTGGAGTTCGATTGCACCTAAACCAATCAGCAACGGATATGTTCTTGATAGACAGGGTAAAAATGATGCTCTGCACGTAGTTATCGTTGATGATACTGGTTCAGTAACTGGTATCCAGGGCAATCTCTTAGAAAAGCATCTTAATCTTTCTAAGGCAACTGATACTGTTTCTGCAGTTAATGCACCTCAGAAGATTTTCTGGAAGGATTATCTTGCACTCTTCTCATCTTATGTTTATGTTGGTGACAATCCTTCAACAGGTGATGACACATATCACGGAACAACTCCAATTGCAGAAGGTTTCTCTTCAGGATTTACTAAAATCACAGAAGGTGCTGGTCAGTGGAACCAACTTGCTCAAGGCATAACATTTAGTTCACTGGGCAATGTAACTTATGCTTTAGGTGGTGGTGTTGATTATTCCTCAACAAATGGAATGACTGCATCTCTCGGAAATCTCTTTACATCATACAATCTCTTCTCAAATAAGGATGAAATTGCTGTCGATTACCTGATCATGGGTCCTGGAATGGGCAATAAGTTTGAGTCACAGGCAAAGGCAAATCAACTGATTTCTATTGCAAATAATAGAAAAGATTGTATTGCTGTTATTTCACCACACAAAGCAGATCTTCTTCAAGGTGATGGTGGTCCTATCACAAACACAGATACACAAACCAATAACGTAATTCAGTTCTTCAGTTCACTTTCTTCATCATCTTATGCAATCTTTGATAGTGGATATAAGTACACTTATGACAGATTCAATAACAAATTCCGTTACATTCCATGTAACGCAGATGTTGCTGGTCTGTGTGTAAGAACTTCCATCTTTGCCTTCCCATGGTTCTCCCCTGCAGGACAACAAAGAGGAATTCTGAATAACGCAATCAAACTTGCATATAATCCTAACAAGGCTCAAAGAGATCAACTGTATCCTCAAAGAGTTAATGCGATTGTAAATCAACCAGGAATTGGTATTCTTCTCTTTGGAGATAAGACTGCTCTTGGTTATGCTTCTGCTTTCGATAGAATTAACGTTCGCAGACTGTTCCTTACAGTTGAGCAAGCACTTCAGAAGTCGGCAGAAGCACAACTCTTTGAACTGAATGATCAGATCACAAGAGCAAACTTCGTCAACATTGTTGAACCATATCTCCGTGACATTCAGGCAAAGAGAGGACTCTATGGATTCCTTGTTATCTGTGATGAAACGAATAACACTCCTGATGTAATTGATAATAATGAGTTTAGAGCTGATATCTTCCTGAAACCAGCTAAGTCTATCAACTACGTCAC